TCAAAAAGACCCTTCATTCCAGCCAGGAATGATTCAGTCATTTCAGTCTTAAGACCGTGTTCGATGGCGAGTTCATTCTCGCTCATCCACTCTTCTGAAACGTATTCCAGATAAGCATCGACTCTCTCAGTGAGAGTAGTCTTCATTTCTTCAACTTCTTCGTTGAAACGCTCTTGGAATTGGATTTCCAGAGCTTCTGAGATTTCGGTTACTTTAGAATTCAGAGCGGCTTCAAAGATGGTCTTAGCCTTTTCTCTGAATTCCTCGGAGAGTTCTTCACCACCCAAGAGTGCATTGACATCTTCTTCAATGTCATACTCTTGAGCTTCTACTGTGGTTTCTTCTTCTTCCAGAACTTCTTCTTCTTCTACTTCTGTTTCTTCACCATAGGTGTTTTTCTTAGAAGTATCGATAGAATCTCCTGCCTTAGCACCCTTATTGACTACATCATTAACTGTCTTGATCTTAGGCTCTTTGAGCTTTGCAGAATCATTAGTTGGACTGTAGTTTTCTGGGGTAGGTCCACCAAGATCTTCATAAGAAGGTGAAAGACCTTGTCCTGGGCTGGAAAGCTTTTGCATACCTTCAGCAGGTTTAGCGTTCGCGTTCACAGCAGTCTTAGATTGCTCCATTTCTTGTAAATCTCCACGAGACATTTGAAGTTACTCCGATTAACCTTTTATAATCTTTATTTATTTATAAATTAACAATCCTCAAAGATTGTTGAGGAAGTTATTGAAAAGATCAAGTTTCTTTTCATCAAGTTGTTTTTGATCAACTAAGGTGTTGATTTGCTTATAAGTTTTTGCTGCAAATGATTCACGAAGGATTCCTCCATCCCAAACCCATTCTTTTCCTTCCATAATACCTTCAACAAATGCATCAGGTGCAGAAGGATCTGCAACAATGTCAGCAGCAGTAGAAAGCATAAAGTCACTTCCTACAATGTTGACACCTTCTCTAGTTTGTTGGAGTGATCCAATTCCTCTAGAGGAGACACCAAGTTTCACACCTTCAGAGATAAGTGATTCTGCAATCTTACCCATTGGGGTCGACAGAATTTTTGCTTTACCAATGAAGTTTGTTCCATTCTCTTTGAGTGAAACAATTTTATGACTGACACGATCAAGATTAACTGTTGGTCCATCAGGGTGACCCAGTTCTCCCAATGCCCTACCAGCATTGACATGATTTTCTGTATATCTCTGGACTTCTCTTCTCAGAGTTTCCATTGGATACATACGACCATTGCGGTTCTTCAGATCACCCTGAAGAAAGATTCCCTCAATGTACATATGTTTTTTACCGTTTCTTTCTTCAACGATAAAATCAACTGTTTCGATTTCTTCTCTAATAAGTTTCATCAACCTGCTCCTGAGATTTGTACTTGTTGAATGTTAGCGGTTCCAGTTCCTGTATCTGTTATTGCAGCAACTTTGATTGAACGTCTCAGTTCTGCTCCACGGTTTGGATTGAACGTACCAGACACTGAACTTGAATCATAATCAACAGTAATTCTTGTACTGAAATACCCATTAATGTCAGATGTGTTGTTCACATCAGTAACAACTTGATGAGTAAAATCAAATGCACTTTGACCAGGTGCAGAAAGTGTGACTGCATCACCAACCGCGAAAGGTGATCCAGTTCCTTCTGGGAAATCAATTAAGGTTGACGAACCAGTTGAAAACCCAACAACTCTTTGAGAAGAGGGTTGACCAATTGCAATGGACTCTTGTGTTCCAGCTGCAATATAATAATTAGAAGATGTTGCAGTTGGTTCAGTACCAATTGCAACATGAATACCCGCACTAACAGCAGCAATTCTCAATGTGTCTGTTTGTTGAGAGATGGCACCAGTTTTAGCAGAAGTTCCACTTGTACTGAGCACCGAATTAATTCCAACTGGTTTGTGAGCCATTATTTTAGATTACAATGTCTATAGAACTTATTTATCAGTCTTCTTCTTCTGCATCATCATCAACTTCTACCTCAAGTTCTGCTTCAGTTTCAACTTCATCTGTTTCTGCAAAAGGATCTTCAAAAACTGATGCTGCAACATGTGGTCTGAATGCATCAATTTTTTCTGCAGACTTTGCAAATAAGATGTCTTTGATTTTGTCACTGATTTGAGATGGCGATTCATCAGTCGCCATCATATCCATTAATTCATCCATGTCGTAAAGAAATGATTTTTTATTATTTAGATGACACCACCCTCAGGAGCTTCTGAAGCTTCAGGATCTTTAGGTGATGTTGGTGCAGACATTGCATTTGGTGTTGGAACTGCACCAGGTTGACCAGGCGTTTCTGGTGGCATTTCTGCAGGTGCATTAGGATCAGGAATTACACCCTCTTCAATTTCTTTTTCAATTAATGCATCTTGCTCAAGAATTTCAGTGTCTGTTTGTCTCAGAACATGTCTTCTTACATAATCTTGAGAATAATATTTACCAACATAAGGTGATGCCTGTTCTGCAAGTTGTAATCTATTTTGAAGGAGTTCTGCGTCTTTCAGTTCTGCAAAGTGATTGTCATAGAGGAAATCATATTGAATATGATCTGACATCCTTTCCCAATCTTCAGGAGTGACAACATTCTTCAAAAGAAGTTGAGTTTTCAACATGTCACTAAACATGTCAGAGAATCTCTTTCTCATTCTTCCAACAAACTTGGAGAACTTGACTTCGTCTCTCAGGATTTCAGAAGAACGACCCAATGAGAAACCACCTTCTCCTTCAACTCTTGTCTCAGGAACATTCAGTGATCTATAGAGTTTCTTCTGGAAATAGTTGATGTCAGTGATTTCACCAAGATTCTGACCACCAGGAAGAGTTGTGATTTCAGTTCCTCTACCACCTTCTCTTCTAGGAAGCCAGAAGTCTTCCATCATTGACATAAATTTCTTATCATCACGAATCTCACCAGTGTTTGCATCATAGACCAACTTGTTCCTATAACGCATCATGACATCACGCAGATATTGTTCTGCCTTCATCTTAGGAAGATTACCAACATCAATGTAGAAGATTCTTCTTTCTGGTGCCCTTGACAAACGATAGATGACAAGAGAATCCTCAATCATCATCAACTGATTGAGAGGTTTGATTGCTTTATGCAACCAGGAAAGTGTTGATCCTTTGTTTCTATCTACCAAACCAGAAGTACAATAGGTGACAGAGTCACGAGTCATTCTGATTGATTTGGTTGCACCACCAGAATACATGTTGGTGATTCCACCAACTGCACTTCCACCAGGTGTATAAACAAAATACTCTTCTATGTCAGGGAAGTTATATTTTGATGGATCAGAATCTCCAATGTTCCTTTCAATAGATTGAACACTATCTCTTCCTCTTTTTTTAACCTGACGAATATAACGCATTTTGGCTGCGTCAATATATCTCAGCTCTTGAATACCATCCTGTGGTCTTTTTTGGTCAATAACTTTATTATAATAAAGTCTTCCATCAATATACCAATTTCTAAAAATTTCATGAGCCTTTTTGTCAAAATCCAAAAGCTCAAGAATGTATTTAAACTCTTCTCTAATAATTTTTTTGATTCCATCACTTGCATTCAGATTTGATAATTCAAGCTGAACAGGGGAATCATTTGTGTCTGAAACAATTGCTTCATTGACAATATCTTCAATGGCACTATCACATTCAGGATAGAGGGCCATTGTACGGTAACGACGGATTAGGTCGTTTTCGTTTTTATAAACACCTTCGATGTCTAAGTACGAACCATAAAACCCCGAACTAATGTAGTGTTCAGTCCCATCATTGTTATTAGGTGGGACTGGACTAACTACACCAGGTGGGGTCTTGTCAGTATCTTCAATTGAGAATCCAAATAATCTCGCCATTATGATTGACTAGAAACTTCTGTTCTAGTTATTTATCAATTAATCTGAACCTCTCCAGCGTTACCGCCAGAAGATTGAAGTGAATCACCAACAGTGAAGTACTGAACAGAGAAGGTAACTTCAAACTGCTCAACTGTGTCTCCACCTTGATCATATCCGAGTTGAATTTGACTGACGCTATTTGGCCAGATATCGTAGAACTTATAAGTTCTAAGAATGACAGACTCTCCACCTTCATTGGATGTAGAGAACTGAGTAGCACCACGTCCAAGTTGTTGAACATAAGCATCAGTCATATATGAAGTTGGATTGGAAATACCAGTAGCATCAGTCAGTTTGCTCATGGCATTTGCCCATCTTTCAAACGCAGTTCTGAGTTTGAAATCTTCATCATTGATGACGCTAACAGTCCAATCTTCAAAGGTTCTGTCTCCTGCAACTTTCAGATTTCTACCTCTGAAGGGAACTGTAACTGCAGCTACAGTTGATGCAGGCAACTGGGCTGCCTTACAAAGGAACTTAAATGTTCCATTCTCTGCATCATCTCCAGAACCCCAAGCATTATCAATGCCTGAAGGGAATGAAGGAATAGAGACTTCAAATAGATTGGGGCGGGCACCACCACCCGCCAGTTTTGACTTAAATTGAGATAAGGTTCTTGTTTCCATTGTTGTTTCCTCCTAGTTTATTATTAATAAAATCAAACAGTACCAACGACTTCTTGGAAATCAACACCAGTTCGAGTAGCCACAAATGTAAGTGTGATGTAGTTAATCGACTTGGTTGGTTTCAGGAAG